TCACCCGCAAGGGTAAAAGGAGAAAATCACCCATTCTTTTAGGAGTAAACAAATGAACACACTTACACTGATCAAAAAGCAAATCGAAAAGCAGGCTGCTCTGCATGATGCACAAATTCACGTTACCAAGTATCGTGGTGTAGATTGTAAAGTGCATGAGGTTGGTGAGGAAACTCACGGCACTTTCTGCTATCGTGGTCGCACTTACACTAAGTGATTGCAAAACCAATTGAATAGTGTTAGAATGGGAGGGTAACCTCCCATTTTTTATGGAAAGAGATAAACTTAAATTGATAGTAAGGAATCTAAAACTGTTGGTTGAAGCTCTTGAATCAGAAGTATATTCTGATCCCGATGCTTACACTGATAAGCGGGAGAACTTTGATGATCCCATCCCTTACCCTGTTGCAGATTACGACGAAGTATTTAATGACGATGACGGATACCCTGACTAAACTGATTAGTGTCACACCAGACGCAGAGAAACACATGGCATATTGTGCCCGTGTGTCGAATCCAAATAACCAGGAGAATGAAAAGTTCTCAGGTCTTCTTAAGTATTGTGTTAAGCATCAGCACTGGAGCATCTTTGAGCAGGCATATATGACTCTTGAGATTAATACTACTAGAGGAATTGCAGCTCAAATTCTGCGCCACCGTTCGTTCACATATCAAGAATTTTCACAACGTTATGCTGATTCTTCCCTACTCGCGGAGACGATTCCTCTACCTGAACTACGTAGACAAGACACCAAGAATCGTCAGAATTCTATTGATGATATTGACCCGTTTGTCCGTCAAGAGTTTCAGATCAAAATGAAGAAGTACTTTGAGGAGGGTATGAAACTCTACAAAGAAATGCTTGATGCTGAAATTGCAAAGGAGTGTGCTCGTTTTGTGCTTCCACTCGCATGTCCCACAAAAATCTACATGACCGGTTCAGTGCGCTCATGGATTCATTATATCGATTTGCGTTCGGCCAATGGCACACAGAAGGAGCATATGGATATTGCAAATGCATGTAAGTGTATCTTCATTTGTCAGTTTCCCGCAGTTGCTGAAGCAATGGGTTGGGAACTATCACCAGAGTGTCCAGAATGTTTAGATCAGTCTGCAATTACACTTGAATAAATATTCACACTAGGACTTGAGGTTTATGCCAACGTACCCTGTTATTAATTTAGAAACGAAAGAGAAAAAGACTCTTAGCATGACCATGAAGCAGTATGCTGAATGGAAAGAACAGAATCCAGGTTGGGATAAGGATTGGTCTGAGGGATGTGCGGGTCAATCGAGAGAGTTCAGATGGACAGGAGAAGCGAAGTCGAGTGGTTGGAACGAAGTTCTGGACCGTGCATCTAAACAACCAGGTGCCACGGTTCGGAAGCATCGTGACTACTCCTTCTAACTCTGTATCCTCCGCTTATGCCTGCAAAAAGAAAGACGAATCTATCAGTAGTTCCATTTGGAATGAGCAACAAACACATGAAAAGAAAGAAGCCAATCAACTCAGATTTGATGAGGGGCATCACACCTCTCACTGAAAATCAAAAAGAACTCTTTCGTTGCTATAAGAATGATCAGAATCTTGTAGCGTATGGATGTGCTGGTACAGGAAAGACCTTTATCACTCTCTACAACGCTCTTAAAGATGTGTTGGATGAGAAGACTCCTTACGAGAAGATCTACCTTGTCAGGTCTCTTGTAGCGACTAGAGAGATTGGTTTCTTACCAGGAGATCATGAGGATAAGTCTTCATTGTATCAAATTCCTTACAAGAACATGGTCAAATACATGTTCGAGATGCCTACCGATTCTGATTTTGAGATGCTGTATGGTAATCTTAAAAACCAGGGAACAATTTCATTTTGGTCTACGTCTTTCATTCGTGGCACCACACTTGATAACGCAATCATTATCGTTGACGAATTCCAAAACTTAAACTATCATGAACTTGATAGTATTATTACCAGGATTGGTCAAGATTCAAAGATTATGTTCTGTGGTGATGCCACTCAGTCTGACCTTCTGAAAGACAAAGAGAGAAATGGCATTGCTGATTTCATGAAAGTTCTTCGTATCATGCCCTCTGTCGATGTTATTGAGTTTGGAGTCGAAGATATCGTTCGTTCTGGACTGGTGAAAGAATACTTACTTGCTAAGATGGAATTGAATTTATGATTTTTGAGCATTGTAATTACCTTGGTGACCTTGAACTAACAAAAAAAGAAACCAATGGCATCCGTCTCTACAATCTTCCAAGTGGAGAATGGGTGCCTTCTATCACGTCGGTAACTTCTTTCTACAACAGACAGATCTTTGCCAAGTGGCGTAAGAGGGTTGGTGTTGAGGAAGCAAATCGTATTACAAAGAAAGCAACTGCTCGCGGAACTGATTTCCATGAAGCAGTTGAAGTGTACATGCGAAATAAAGAAATAAATTGGGATGAATTTAAACCTATGACAAGGTTTATGTTTCATCATGCCCTACCATATCTGGACAAGATAAATAATATACACGCTATAGAGAGGACTCTTTATTCTGAGTACCTTGGGTTAGCTGGTAGAGTTGACTGTATCGGAGAGTACGAAGGCGAACTCGCAGTCATTGACTTTAAAACATCCGAGAAGATAAAACCAGAAGAGTGGTTAGAAAACTACTTCGTTCAGGAGACTTTCTACGCTGCTGCTTACTATGAGTTGACTGGTATCCCCGTCAAGAAACTCATCACCATCATGGTCACGCCTGGTGGTGATGTCAAAGTATTTGACAAAAGGAATAAAGGGGACTATATTAAATTATTAGTTCGGTATATTAAGGAATTTGTATCTCACAATCTTAGGTCAGAGAATGGAGAATGAACTAGAAAAAGTATTAGAAAGTAAATTCTTTTGCCCTTCTCGCTTCGCACAAGAGATCGAATCTCTTGTAATACAGAACTCTGATATGAGTTATATTGATGCTATCATTCACTTTTGTGAAAAGAATAGTATTGATTTGGAGTCAGTTCCTAAACTGATTTCCAAACCATTGAAGGAGAAGATCAAATTTGAAGCAATGGAACTCAACTTCTTGAAGAGAAGTTCCCGTGCCAAATTGCCATTGTAATTCCTGTTTAGGGTAAAAAATTTTCCCGGCAAAAAATCCTTATATTACTTTTTTGATGATGCCGTTTGATGCCTACAAGCAATATCTCTCCTTGAAGAATCATTTTACCAAGGAGAAGTATGACTACCATAAGTATTGTGGTAAGAGTCGTGCAACCGTTCAGTCTTTTTACAAACGAAAGGATCGCTTTTGGTTTGAGAAGTTAGTGAGAAATAAATCAGACCAAGAAGTTATCGAGTTCTTCATATCTAACTTTATCACCTGCACTGATCCAAGTAAGCTTTGGATAGGAGAGATGATTCGCGAAGGTGAGGGTAGATATACTTCATGGAAGAAGAGAACTCAGTCACTCTCATATATGTTTAAGGAAGAGACAGAGAGGGTCTTTTCAGATAATAACTTTGATGCTATGTTCTCTATGGATGGTTCTCGTCATCCAGACATCTTGAAATCATATCTCAGGGATGATATATCAATTGAAACCCTAGTCATCCTTGATAGAATACTTGGGTTTAGAAAAGATTGGGACGATAAGTTATCCGATCCAGTGTGGGAAACCGTCAGCATGAGGATGAGAAAGTATTCTCCATTCCTAAATATTGACGTATCTCGTTATAAAAATGTTCTTAAGAAAGTTGTTTTAGGTAAATGAGTTTTTTTGATTCTGATGTGGTCCGTGCAGAAATGACGGAGATAAGTGAGTTACAAGAGGATGTTTATCGTAACGTCTTCAAGTTTCCTGAAATGAATCAGGAAGAAAAACTCTTTCATGTGGGTATGCTTGAGAAACTTTTGGATAAACAAAAGATTCTTTATACTCGCTTGAGTCTGTCTGATGATCCTGAAGCAAAGGTAATGAAGGAACGTATCGTTGATTCGGCTAAGATGATGGGTCTTCCTCCCAATGTTGATATGCCGACAATCTTTAACAACATGTCCCGAATGCTGGACGTAATGAAAGAAAAGATTGACGAAGACGGTTCCGACCTGTAGAATATCGAGGTACACACAAGCCAAATCCGTACAAATCTAACAAATCTTATGTCTTTCGCAAATCTTAAAAAGCAGTCCTCTCTTGGTTCCCTGACCTCCAAACTGGTCAAAGAAGTTGAGAAGATGAATAATACTGGTGGCGGTGGAGATGACCGCCTGTGGAAACCAGAGATGGATAAAACTGGTAATGGATATGCAGTTATCCGTTTCCTTCCTGCCCCTGAAGGAGAAGAACTCCCCTGGGCAAAGATGTACTCTCATGCCTTCCAAGGTCCTGGTGGTTGGTACATTGAGAACTCCCTGACTACTCTGGGTCAGAAAGACCCTGTGTCAGAGCACAACCGCGAACTGTGGAACAGTGGTCTTGATGCCGATAAGGACACGGTTCGTAAGCAGAAGCGCAAACTGTCCTACTATGCCAACATCTATGTTGTGCAGGATAAAGCAAACCCTCAGAACGAAGGTCAAGTCTTCCTGTATAAGTTCGGTAAGAAGATCTTTGACAAGATCATGGAAGCAATGCAACCTGAGTATGAAGATGAGACTGCCATCAATCCTTTTGACTTCTGGCAGGGTGCTAACTTCAAACTGAAACTGAAGAAGGTTGCAGGTTACTGGAACTACGACTCTTCTGAGTTTGCAGCACCTTCTCCTTTGCTGGATGATGACGATGCACTGGAAGCAGTGTGGAAGAAGCAGTATTCTCTTGCAGGACTCGTCGCTCCAGATCAGTTCAAGTCCTATGAAGATCTTGACAAGCGTCTGAAGATGGTGCTCGGTGCCAAACCTGCTGCCCGTCGTTACGATGAGGAACTGGAAGATGAGAGCGAAGGACGTGGTTCCTTCACTCCTAACTTTGAATCAAGCAAGCCTCCTGCACCTGCAGCAGACTTCAATGCTCCTGACATCACTCCTACCAAGTCTGCTGACTCTGATGAGGATGATGCTCTGTCTTACTTCCAGAAACTTGCTGAGGAATGATGAGATACAACCAGTTGTGCTTGACCCTTCTGGTTATCGCAGCATACATTAACCTACTGAAATAGTCTAATATTATCCCCACGCTTTAAGGATTCAGTCACATACTGACTGGATCCTTTTTTATATGTCATGATATTTTCTAAATCATCTAAAGCGATATTCAGATATCGTGGTTTGAGAATCCAGATGTTTCTTCTTTGATCCTGAATATTATTCTCATATTCAAGATTAGTTACCTCTTTTACAGGATTTGTTGAGTAAGCAGTGCTATTATCTTGATACTTAAAGTTAAAATCAGAGGACACTCTGAGACCTGCTTTCAGCAAAGTGACTCCAGCACTATCTTTTATTTCAATAGTTTCATGGTGGTGAGTATCATTAAGTTTATCATAAGTACCATACTTATCTAAAAGAAAGATGTCATAATTGTATTGAGTTAATGGCCACTCAGTTTGAATGTTAATTATATTATTTGATGATAAGATTAACCAATCAAGATTAGAATCTCCATACACTTTGAACGCTACATTGTCAGGTCTATCATCTCCTTCAATCTTCCACTTAGTAAACACAGATAGATCTTGGAATATATCTTCTCTAAGTTTACCTTTTTTGAATAGATTTTTTACTGAGATGTAATCTGATATGTTAGCATCAGGAAGTCTGCTAACATAATCAAGATTAGGAACTTTACTAAAGTAATTTGACATTTTAGAATCCTATCTCTGCTGGAACAGTTGGGGCGCTGTTACTTCCATTTTGTTCGTAGTCATCATTAAATACAGGTTCAAGTTCTTTTAACTGCATCGCTATCTTGTATGCAGTCATGAAACCATCTGTTAATGTAGAATAATTTTGTTGAGGTGTGTAATCAACCGCGAAGTTTGTCATTGCACACTCCTTCATCTTTCCTATGTATGGGTGATCATTTGTCCCATCACCATTAAGAACATAATGAACTTGAAATACATTTGGAGATAGTAAGAATAGATTTGATTCAGATCTAATAGGTGACATTCCCTGTTTAATC